CACACCCAAACAACCACAACACCGAAAATTGTAACTGCATGACGTTTTCGGTGTATTTTTATGCTTACAGCATCCGTCGCCCCACACATAAAATCCTTCACATTTCAAGAGCTAAAAGCTGACGATACCACTGCTGGCTCTTTTAGTGGGTATTTGAGTGTTTTTGGCAATCTTGATTCCTACAAAGACATTGTGGAACCGGGGGCGTTTCAGAAAACCATTAATGATGCGCGTGGTCGTGGAGGCAAATACCTGTTTCCGGTTCTCTGGCAACATGACCCATCAGAACCTATTGGTGGTTTTTTGGAAATGCGTGAAGATCGCAAGGGCTTATGGGTGCGTGGGCAGCTTGATCTGGATACGGAGAAAGGCAAGCGTGCCTATTCTGGTCTGCAAAAGGGCTATCTCGATGGGTTATCCATCGGCTACGATACGATCAAGCAAAAATATGCTGGTGAGATCAGGCATTTACTAGAGGTGCGCATGTGGGAGGGATCGATTGTGACATTTCCAGCAAATCCCGATACCCGCGTTGTCGGAGTAAAAACGGCCTGCGGGTCCACGTCTTTTCCTCTTGCCTCCCGCGATACTGCCTGGGACGCGGCAAAAGCACGAAGTCAGTATCAAACCTGGGCCACAGATGCACAGGGAGAATTGGTGCCGAGCAAGCTGAAACAAGTCCACTTTTATGTTGATGAGAGCGCTGATCCAAAAACGATAGGGGCCTATGGTCTGCCTTTTTGTTACATTGCTGATGGGTCCCCACAAGCTGTTCCCAAAGGGGTTCAAGCTGTTGCAGGAGTGCTTCAGGGAGCGCGAGGGGCAGGATCGTATGGATCTGATGAGGATACGATTAAGGCAAAAGTAGCCTCCTACTACAACAAAATGAAAACTCAGTTCAATGATCCTGACATTGTAGTTCCCTGGAAAAAAAAGGCTCGTGATTTTCAGACGGTCCTTTCAGATCGTGCTCCTTCTGAAGCGATGGAAGATCTCTATGATCTGCTGTCGGCTTTCATGACGGTGATGATGGAAACCATGGGTGATTGTCCTGATGCAGCGACATGTACCGGACTTGTGACGCCTTCTCTCAAACAATTCCAGCAAGCAGTTCTGTCCTGGATTGATGATGCATTTGAGGCGGGACTTGGGAGCGATGAGTCTGAAATGAAGCAGATGACGCTTGCCCACTTTGGTGTTTCTGCTCGTGCGTTGAAGACGGCAGTTCGCGCCTACACCAAAGAAGGTCGTGCTCTTTCTTCTGCGAACCGATCGAAAATTAGTACAGCTCTAGATACGATTTCAGCAGCCGTTAAAGAGCTTCAATCTTTGCTTGAGTCCACCAATATCTATAAGCCAGGGGACTCTTCAGAAGAAGTTGCGCAACCGGCAAACACGACAGAAAAAGATGCATCCTCTGGTGAGAGGTCTCCAATAGGACCACTTGTGCCAGTGAAAAAGTCTGAAGAAGACGAACAGATTGAAGTAATGCTGGCATGGTTGCGCGAACGCAAAACTGGCATGACGAAAGGAGCCGCATGAAATGGATTCACCGAAAATCACAAGTGGCGGGCAAGGAATGTGGGGAAGTTCTGCGAACGCCTCTTCGCCATCTGGGGACAGTCAAAATGCGCTTACTCAGGTTGGGAAACCGGCAGGAACAGGCAAGCCCTTCACCGGGTCTTCCACCGGTCCAGGAGTTGGTGCCACTGGTGGTAGCCCTAACCCATCTTTGCTTTCAACTGGTGGGGGTAGCAGTGGCAAGCCGGGAGTTGGTCAAAACGGTCCAAGCCCTGATCAATCACTCCTCTCCACCAGAGGAAAAAACGTCTCCACCAGCCCCAGACCCTCTGCCCTCGGAGGGGTAGAAAAAGGGGTTCAAATCCCGTAGTTATTCAAATGAGCGCACTGGAGCCGTTGTGTTATCGCAACACTCCGATCAAAAGCCGGGGATGATTCCTCACTTGTGGAAACGCGGGCGCTTTTGAAAAGGAGTGATGTTGCCATGACGGTAACGGTGCAAACCATGTACGAGGAGATGCGCTCGACATGGAATGATCTACAGAGCGTGATGGACACGCAAGAAAAAGAATTGAAAAGCCTTGGGGGTGTCTCGCAGGAAACGAAAACGTATGCCGAAAAGCTCCATGACCGTATTACGCAACTTGAGACAGCAATGGCTCGCCCTCAGTTTGTTTCTCGTGAAAAAGAGTCGAGCGATCCACTCAAGAGTGAAGCAAAAGCTGCGTTCTTTCAAGCGCTCGAACACGGGTACGGAAGTCTAAAACCAGAACAGAAACAACTGGTGCCGATTGCCGGTCCAAACGAATCGAAGGCGCTCTTCCAGACGGATGATACGACTGGAGGATTTCTCGCCCCGACAGAATTTGTCCAGGACATCATTAAAGCCATTGTCCTGTATTCCCCTATTCGCGCGATTGTGACGGTTCGCTCCACACAAAATAAATCCATTCTCTACCCAACCAGAACAAATACGTTTGCCGCGCAGTGGATTTCAGAGCAGACGACCAGGACAGAGACAACCGGCCTCAAATATGGGCAGGAAGAAATCATGTCGCATGAGATGTATGCCCTTGTGCTCATCTCCTACTCTGACATGGAAGATACCTACTTCGATATGGAGAATCAGATCCAGATGGAGTGCGCGGAGCAGTTTGCCGTGACAGAAGGTGCATCTTTTGTTTCCGGCAATGGTGCCGGTAAACCAGAAGGACTCCTCACCAATGCCAATGTGACCTATTATCCAGTTGGCGCGGCTTCCGCCCTTGCCGCAGATGGGTTGATTGGAGCTGCTTATTCCCTCAAGAGCGCCTATGCGAAAAACGCAATCTGGCTCCTCAACAGGAAGTCTATTGGCTTAATCCGACAGCTCAAAGACTCCTACGGCCAATATCTCTGGCAACCTGGACTCGCTTCAGACATCCCCAATACCATTCTTGATCACCCCTACATGGAAGTCCCTGATATGCCAGATGTCGCCACCAACTCCTTCCCGATCCTCTTTGGCGACTTTAAACGGGCTTATGTCGTGGTTGATCGGGTGCAGATGGTGATGACGCGGCTCACTGAGCGCTACGCCGATCTCGGGCAGATTGGCTTTATCGCCCGTAAGCGTGTCGGCGGTCAGGTCGTGCTGCCGGAGGCTTATCTCAAGGTCAAAATAAGCACTTCTTAGGGTGCTTGCTTTACTGCAAACTATCACAAACAAAAAGCATCATCGGCTCATTGCTTCCAGGCGAAGAAGGCGGAAGGTCCGTCATACCCCACTGGGAGGATGAAAGGACGATTGTATGGCAAAACGAGACCTGTATCACAACATTGGAGTAGCTCAGGTAGCGGTGCCGCTGGCAGCACACGTGGCTTCTATTACACTGGCGAACTCGGTGGCGGTTGATACCTATGGCTACTACGGGATTGTGTTGGAAGCAGTTGTGGGGGTTGTGACTGACTCGACCCATGTGTTGACGCTCTATGAGTCAGATGCTGATACTCCAGGCAGTGCAGCAGGCTATACGGCTGTTGCTCAGGCTGATTTGTTAGGAGTTCTTCCGACAAACCTCACGACGTTGACAAACTTTAAACTTGGCTACATCGGCTCCAAGCGCTATCTCCGCATGTCACTGACCTGGACAACTTCTGGCTCTGGTGTTGGTGGTGTCTACGGTGTGTACGCAATACTTGGCTATCCCATGCATAAACCAGTGACGGGAACGGCATAAAAAAAGGAGAAGATCTATGAAGATTGTGATGAAGAAAACGGCTTCTGGTGCCTATGATGGCGTGAATGTACGCAGTTATCCCGAAGGCGAGGAGTTTGAGATTGGTTCTCAATTTATGCCTCGCGCTCTTGCTGATGCCTTCATTGCACAGGGAGTAGCAGAAGAAACTGATACTGGCGCGAAGAAGTCCCCTCCAGGTCCATCGGAAATGAAGGACCCCCATACAAAAGAGGCGGATGCAAAGAAGGCTCAGTTTGGTTCCACTGATCCACAATCGAAAGAGTGGAAGCCTGGTAATAAGGCATAGGGACGCGATGTGAGACAGGGAAGGGGCGTTCCTCCTTCCCTTTGGATGGAGCATGGTCAGGATGTATCTTACACCAACGGAGTTGACGGAAATGCCACTCGGAGTTGGTGTTGCGGCGCAAATTGCCCTTCTTGGAGCAGGAGTCCTTGATAAATTGATTGCTCGTGCTTCAGCTCGCTGTGACAATTTTTGTCGTAGACGACTGCAAGCACCAGGGGCAACAATCCTGACACAAACAGCGGCTCCTGGGGCAACACTGCTTGTTGTCGCATCCACCCTGACCTTTGACAACTACGATGAGCAGATGGTTGTCCTGGGGCAAGGAACAGGCGTAGAAGAG